CCTAACTCGTCAGTAGTAAGTCCCTCAAATGTTTCTCCAAATATAATATGTGCTTTATATTTTGTATCTGTCATTTTAATTGCGTCATTAATATAGATAGCCGCCGCATCGTTCCTTTTTTTCTTGGTAGAAGCCATAAGAGCAACGTCAACAGACATAATGCGCTCACCATTTTTGGGTGCGTGCGGTACGGGATAATCTCGTGAATAAAACTTTAATGGTAATAATCCTTTTTTATTTACTCTTAATCGTGATGTTTCATCAAAGCTAAAAACTCCACCTTCATTATCACCATACCAAAAACATTCATCTTCCATATGAAATGCGATTTCATCAAAATCATCTTCAGACATCCTGTCTTGGACTTCATCTTTCATTAAAAGACCTTCAAGAATAGATATCTGATATGGAAGACCACATAAGAAATATTTCTGATTAGGATTTATAAAATTTTTAAAATATGCTAAAAACTTGTCATAGCCCCAACTTGATTTTAACCATGCAGAAGACATATAAATTTCTTTATTACGCTCTTGCATATGTTTATACTGAGGTTTATTTAAATAAGCGGGGTCTCTTGGTGCTTTAAGAAATTCTCTTATAACACTATCAATAATCCGCTTATCTGTTTTAACATATTCATCTACTATAATAATATTACAGTGAGCAGAACGAGCATTATCAGAACTGGTAGTAGTTTTAATCCAACTATCATTTTTCCAATATATTGCTCCGTCATTTTGACTTATATTTATTCGAGCGATTTCATTCCTAAGAAAAGCACTTTGTGGACAAAACTCATCTTTTATTTTTAATAATGATTCATTTGCCTGTTTTAATATTGGCGCTGTAATAATTATTTTAGTGCCCGGATATAAAATACATCTGACGCAAGCAAACAAAGCCACAAGCATTGTTTTCCCCTGACCACGAGCGGCACAATAAAGAAAGAAATTATTATGCATCATTGCCCAAAGCATTAATTCTTGAAACCATCTCAATTTAATTTTTGTAAATTGAAAAGCATCTTTGACAAAACGTTGAGGATTAGCCCTATAATATCCCGCTCTCCAAGCCACAGTATTCATTATTTTTTTATGCTTTTCTTCTTTTACTTCTTCTATATTCCGTTTTTCTTCAACAAATTCAGACATTAGCTATCATCCATTGAGAATTCTTCGTTCATTTTATTGCCGAAGATTTCTTCAAAAATAGCTTCTGTATCATCGTCCGCATTTAATTCAGGACGCTTAACAGTAAACTTAGCAATAAAGTTTTCATAAATAGAAGAAAAAGCATTTTTTATATTAAGCATCTTGACAAGATGACCCTTAAAGAATACATCTATCATTAATCCAATTTTATCTACATCTGCCCACTCATCTTCGGGTTCAGGTATTGGCTTTTCCATTTCCCAAGCTTTGATTAACTCACCAAAAGTTTTTTGATCAGTCATAGCATCTGTAGAATTTTGAGTTGGTTTAATACCTAAGCTAGTCATAATTTCTTGACAAGATTTAATAGCATCCTTGGGGTCGCCATCTTCTTTAGCCAATCGTCTAGCTCTCATATCTTGAATGCATAATTGTTCAAACAGTACTTCTTGCGCTTTAGCTTCAGCAGGATATCTTGATACCCAATCTTCATAAGCGCTTTCAAGCTGATATAATTCTTCAGAAGAGTAAGCGCCGAATCTTTTACGACCACGTTTAATTATCTCTTGGTCTTCATCAACAATTTCAATTTTATCTGGTCTCGACACAGAATATTTTTCACCATATTCTGAATTCTCCCATGTTTTACCTTTATATGCAGGAAGACTACAAATCTGAGACATGTATCTTTGGAAAGGTAGCATCTTAGATTTACCAGAATCATTGGACTCTTCATTATTGTATGAATTAACACAACTAAGATATAAACTTTCAATAAAAGGCTTATCCATTTTTCGTAAAACTCTTTGTACAGATATTTTAGTCTCTTTAGGGGGATCTGTAGGTTTTTCTATATTTTCAGCATCCCTAAAAACACACTCTTTACAAACTGGATAAAAACCGTGTATTGTGTTTCCATCTGCATAAAAGTTTTCTTTTTTTGCAGTTTTCAATCGTCCACAAGAAGGACAGACCAAATCATCACATTTTGTGATTCTAAGATAACGATCCGCAAGTGAATTATACTCGTTTCGCAAATCGCCAATCCTCATTTTTTTTACATCGTCTGGCTTTTTAACCTCACGAATATAAGCCATGCAATCACCTTCCTTTTTTATCGCTTTAATCCATCAAAAGTTACATAAGAAATAGCAGGGGCAAGATTTGGACTTGCGACCTCCAGCCCATGAAGCTGGCGAGATAGACCGGACTTCTCCACCCTGCGATATAATAAAGAAGAGACACGCACAAACGTATCTCTTCCTAATCAAAGAATAATTTTATAAGATTCATTGTGTCCATATAAATCATCAAATCCAAAAATTTTAACAGCAGGTTTATTACCTTTAAAAATAGTATCTGCATAAGGATCACACCCAACAAAACTAGGACACATTAAAACCTCTGTATCATGACATACGCCCTCATAGCCAGAAATTTCTTTGCCTGTATGACAATGTCCCACAATTAGATAATCAACAATCTCATTGGTTTTCGCTGATAAGTCTCTTAAAATCGTTTCAAAATTTTTAATTTGATGCCCATGCATAGCAATGATATTATATCCTTCTATATTTAATTTAGTAAACCATTCACCTGCTTCGGGAGCCTGAACATGAATCCGTAAATTATTAGAGCATAAATCTTTAATATAATGGGCAATAACATATTCTACATCTTCATCCATCAATTCGTTAGGCTTAGTACCAAGTAATCTTAATTGAGAATGATTAGAAGAACCCACATGGACATAATCTATATTTACATATTGTGATAACTTAGTTAAGAACATTGCTATTGTTTTAGCAACAGTAACTACAGCAACTACCATAGATGAATCATTAATTTTTAAATCATTAGCATGAATCAATCCTTGTACCGTATCTCCTAATCCTAGAACAATAAGTTTTTTGACTCCATGTTTTTCTATAAAATTAATTATATCTACGGATAATAAATCAAAACGATCCTGCATTATCTCTAATGAATATTCATTGGTTAATGATTTAAACTTAGCACCTGCATGAATATCTGCAAGGCACAGCACATATGTTTCTTTAATATCTTCTTTTATTTGAAGTGCATTAAACTCAGGCACGGGAATAGTTTGAGCCAGAGTATGAACTTGTTCGTAAAATAATTCTCTACGTGCTTCTTCTCTATCAATTCTATTACGCTCTACGTTAAGAGTTTGAATTTTAATTCTCTCTTTTCTTAATAATTCAAGCTGTTTTTGAATGTCAGGGTCATATTCTTTGTCACTGTCCATTTTACTAAAAACATTATCATAGTATCGTTTTGCTGTAGAAATCTGACGCCTAAATGTATCACAATCCTTCCACTTCGTTTCATCATTGCAAAGTTGAGAATTTACAATATCTCCAATCTCTTTCCAAGAACTAACAAGACCATCTCCAATATAATGCCCCATACGCCAAAGATATTGTTCCTCGGTCTCTTCTGGTAATTTATTTAATAAATTTTTATCCATAAACAATCCTCTTTAAAAAATATCTGCCAATTCTACATCTTGTCCAATAATTTTATCTACAACACCTAATTCTTTACCTTTATCTGCGAAGAAATAATATTCTTTATCAAACGTCTTATCATAAAAATCAGAATCAATTTTTGTCTGAGTTAAAATAGACTCTTTGATTCTATCTTCCATAAGATCATTAAAAGCCATAAAATCTTTAACCTTAGAATTAGAATCAGCAATTGAAATTGTTCCATCATGTTGCAAAAAAACAGTGTTTTCAAATGCTAATCTATCATGTCCATTAATATAAATATAATAAGCCGCTGAAGCCACAAGTCCCATACCAACTGTATGTATAGGTGTTTTGGATTGTTTAATAATATCAATCAAAAACAATGTACTAAAAAGATCCCCACCGCAACTATGAATTAAAATAGTAATAGGTTGCCTTTTCTCAGAAGGAATATTTTTATCTTCGTCGTTCCATCGTAAAATACGGATAGCATAAGACTCAATTACACTATTATCAATATCTTTATTAACAATAAGAACCCTTCTATCCGTATAATATTTCATTAATTCATCGTATACTCCAGTTCCCATTTCTTCCATAAAAGAAAATGCGTTACCTACTTCAGGTACTAATGTTAATTCTGCCATATACGTTTTCTCCTTTTAATTCCTTAGTATTTAATCAAACAAATCAGCAAACATTTTAGATGTTTCACTACGAACATCTTCTGTAAGATACACACACGCAAAAAGCGGATTACCTTTTAATTTTTCACACATACGCAGAAGAGGATTATGTTCAGTACTATCTAACAATGATTGTTTATAGTCTCCTGAAAAATAAATCTTACTATTATTACCAACTCGTGTTCCTACTAATTTAATTTGCTTTTCTGTTAAATCTTCAGCTTCATCGCAAAGCATGATTGTTTCATTATAGGTAGTTCCTTTCATATAATAGAGAACCGTGGATTCAATTACTCCTTGTTGCACTAAACTTTTATATTCAAATTCGCCACCATTTAATTGCTGAATAAATGGAAGCTGAAATAAACCTATCTTATCTGAAATATCACCGGGCAAAAAACCAATTTCACGTCCTTCTCCCCATGCTTCACGTACACATAATATTTTTGACTGTGTGCCCTTTTTTTTAATATGGTCAAGAGCCATAGTGGTAGCTAACATTGTTTTTCCTGAACCATATGTACCCAATAAAGCAACAGTAGTAATTTTATCATTATTTAATGCATCAAGAGCACATCTTTGCTCTGCATTTTTACCTTTTATATATTTACTATCAGGAAGAACGAGATTAACAAATTTTTTACCATCGAATCTCATTTCACTTTCCTGACCAGTTTCTATATTTTTAATAATGGCATATTCATTAATACGCCAGTTTTCATATTTTTCAGGGGAAAGCATTGTATTAATATATTCAGTATCCCCTTCGATTCTTTTATAACCCTTGTAAAATTCCAAAAGAATCCTCCTTTTATATATAAGGAAGAGGTCGGCAATATACCGACCCCTTCTTAAAAAATTATTGTTGTTCCAGTTTATCAACACATTGTTGTAAAATCCTGCGCTCTCTTTCTGTAGAAACAGAATCCATCATATCCTCAAGTTTTCCAATCATACGTTCTTTTTCAGAATCACGACTTACGTAACGTCCAGTTCTTGCACTGCGGCCTCTACGTTCAGAGTACTCATTTTCCTGAGACGCATCATAGGCACCTGCATAGGCACCATCATAAGCATGATTATAAGTATCCATACTATGATCCATAGGCATTCTATAAGAATTACCACGATGGCTCATATCATTATCATGATACATAAACCAAGGATAATGATTAGAATTGCCACCCATATTTCTACGACTCATTTCATATTCTTCAGCACCCTCTGATTGTTTCATTGCTTTTTCTGTTTCCATGTCCAACATAATAGCAGATGCTTTATACAGACTATCAAGTTCTTGAGGAGTAATGTCACCTTTTTTAAGAATCTTGCAAATCTGATCATCAAGAAGGTCTTTGAGTTGATCATAATGTTTAGAAAGTCCCATACTCTTATACCCCCTTTCAAGCTGTCCGACTAATACTCAAACTACCATCGACTACATTAATTAATGGAGTAGGAGTTGTAGTTGGATCATTAACAGCACCATTCACATATTCAACAGATACAGTAAAACAACATCCACGAGGTACATCTATAGTCGCACGACTGGTTACATTACCATATTCGTCAACGGCAGAAGGGGTAAAAATACTTCTACTGCCATCACGACTTTCCCCTGAGACCACGATGGCGGTCGCTATAGGAGTAATAGCCCCACCTGTAGGAATAGAAATATTTCCTGTAAATTCTACATTATAACGAGCAAAACAAGCTGTAGGATTATTTACGATACCACGCAGAACAAAAATCCCCGTTCCACTTTGGTGAAAAATGTAACCACGATTACAGGGGATAGAATCCACAAAAGGAATTGCAGTATTAAGCGCTACGCTTTCAACCGCATCTCTGGTTAAATATTCTGCCATAATCACACCCCCATCAACCTATGCCACAACCACAGCCACAAGTGCCGTAATTTTGTCCACAACAATTAGGATTAGCAACTACGTATGCAGGAACAGGGGTAGGAGCAAGGTATCTTTCAAGTGCAGCTGTCTGGGCTTCATTGTTAGCCAGAATAGCCGCAGTCTGAGCACCTTGAGAAGCCGCAAGATTAGCCATTGTAAGCTGTCTTTCAAGATCGGCAATACGCTCATTCTTGGCATCAATCTTATCCTGACACATAGTATCAAGAATACGCTGAATACCTGCGTTCTGATTTTGAAGGATATCACGGATGCCTTCGTTAAGGGCAGTACGATCCGCACAATTTTCTGTAGCAATTGTATATTTAAGGTCATTAGTTGCTAATTCATTATTACAGCCAAATTGTTAACATATAAGTTCTTTATCTTATACTTCTTATAGTTTCCTATAAGTTCAGACTATATCTTCACCCTATTATTTCTATAAATAGGGGTCGGGAACTCGTGTCGGGATTATTGGTCACCATCCTCACCCATTAGTCGTTGAACCTTCTGAGATACTTTTATTGGTTTCTCTCAGCTTGGCTGCTGATTATCGTATATATTTGCATATAAAATTTTTGTTTTTTACTAGTCCTTTTGCATATCTATATATTTCATATTTTTACCTCTCTTTACAGAGGCACGCAAATATACTTAGACTTCCAGCAATTCACCCGATTGCCATAACGACTTACGCCGCTAAAGTGCCTACTGTATTTTTGTTTAAATAAGTTGAAAATTTCTTGGCATTACTAGAAATTTTCGTTAAGCACTGAGATAATTGACCACTCAGCTGGTTAATTCCTTGCGTCATAGCGGTCTGAGCCGCAAATGCTTGATTCATATTAGCCATCTGACGAGCAGTAGCAGCAGTTTCTGCATTTGCAAAACCTGCACTAACCCCCGCAAAACCGTTACAAAGTTGAGTAGATAAGCCAGAAATACCAGACTGGATTCCAGAAACACCAGACATTACAGCAGATTGGTCAAAACCACGCTGTACTTCTGCGCCCATAGAGCCGCCACCATTTCCGTAGCCACCCCAACCGCCGTTTCCGAATGCGAAGAGGAATAATAATATAATCCACCAACCGTCTG